CGCATCGTTGAACTCCCTGGTCCGCATTTGCGGACAGGATGAATTCATGGCGACCAAGAATGATCCAGACATGGACATTGGCGCATGTTATTGCCACTATTTAGTTGGCAATGATATGTACTGCATATTTCAACCAAACAAAGTTGTTTTTAATGATGCATTATGGTTCGTCATGCTCGTGATGTTCGCGTTATTTTGCTTCGGCTTCATAGCTGGAGACATAAAACGCGTCACGGGCAAAAATTATATCAAGTATTACACGGTTTTCAGCGCCATGGTGGGCTATATGTTGTCCGGCGTGTTTTATGCTGTTTTTAGCGAATTGTCCAACTGGGCAATGTTCATGCTCAATTGGCATCTTATTTATCGTGCGGTTACCGGCCGCAAGACACGTATCATCAAGCATTGTTTTTCAGAGGCGACAACAATGAGATTTCTCACTGGCATGTTTGAGCTGTTCCACGATATTTTATTTATATGGCCGACTTACAAACAAGCGTTGTCATATTCAATTGTAATGTACTCACTCTATTCAGGCCAAATCCTGCAAATCGCAGTCGCAGGCATGTTATATGCGGCGTACCTGTTGCTAGATAAATACCTGTTGGTGACAACTGGCGGTGAATCTGTCGTTGTAGCGGGTATTACTGAATTGATCCTTTTATGGTTCACAGGTGTTAGATCATGGTTTGAGGATTGTTACAAGCATGTCATCATTGCTTATACAGTTTCCACAACAATCAAACATGTAGTCAACCTTACAACCCAGTGTATGATTATATATTGGATAACCACATATGCGTCGGACAATCCATATGCATACACCATGCAGATTATGCTCATGTTATATTATATCGTGAGCGTCACAGGCCGCTTGTGGGTTGAACACACTGACAACAAGACCATGCAAGAAAAGTACACCACGGTGTTCCAAACTTTTATCATTGGTGCAACAGTTGTAGCATGTTACATCTACGGTCGTCGACCGACCATCATCACCCACGGCGACACACCCAAGAGCCCAATTCGTAGGGTTATGGCCGGCATTTATCTCGCCTTGTCGATCTTCCTCGTCAAGTTATATGGCGACGATAGAGAGAGGCTCACGGCCGACATGCAGAAACTTGTCATGGCACGCGAGGTACGCCAGGTGGCTGAGATAATATCCAATGCAGTTGAAGGCATTGCGGACCTGGGTGTCGAGCAGCATTGTGCAAATTGTGGTGATGCCGATCACATTCCGGAACCCATCACTGAGTCATTAGCAGTTGGCTTGGGTGTGGAGCCATCAGATCTTACTGAACACCTGAGTGACGTGGACACAGACTGGATGAGATTGGGCGCGAAGCTGTTGAAGTTTAAAACAGACGACGCCAAACGCGCGTTAGGCCGCGTTGTACCCGATAGTAAATCCCACGGCAAACAGGGTTTAGGTTTCGGAGGCTCACATACTGGTGTGTCGGATGATCATTCTCGCATCATTGAGGAAATTAAGAAGTTTTCATTTAAATTCCCCACTATTTTGGCAACAGATCGTGTTGGCACATGGCGTGTGACCTTCCAAGAAGATTGGTGTAACATGCGTTTCACCGTCACAGACGGTTCGATCGACGGCAAGACACCACACCCGCGATTTACACAATTCCGGATGTTGGAACGTCGTTTAGTGGAATCAGATTCACACACGCATTCAGTATTGTACTCGGGCGATCGCGTCAGAGAAGAACACGTTACGATACAGGGCGATTCACGCCTAGTTAATGCAGAGTTTTTGCGATATTGCACGGAATTCTGTGATGTTCAAGGTTTGGGTGGCCTGCATACGGCATATGACAATGCCAAGATGTCATCCAAAACTAGCGTCACGTTACGTTCATTATTAATGCGTTGCAAATTACGTGTTGATGGAGGCAAATACTTTATCCATAACAGCTTCCGCAATGTACCGTACACAGATCTCACAGCCGAAGACGAGAAAATGTTGTCCCAAATGAAGGTCAATGACGACGTTTGGGCAACGTGCATACACAATTCTAAACAGACTGATGTTTCATCAATGTGGGTTCTCCAATTGGATTGTAATTATTCCAACATGTATAACACCTGCAGGAACATCGTCACACGTGGACACACACAACATGTATCCATAGACGATGATGCACCTTCGTATGCACATAATTTCCAAAGCCCTTATCCGGCATGTGAACCGCACTATTGCATAAAACATGCGCCTCCGTTCGAGGCGCGTGTTCGTAGCGTATCGACGCTTAACATGATCAATCCCACCATTTTTGTATACAAGAAAGAAGTGATGAGTTGTTGTAAGTGTTATATACCCACGCGCGAAACAGCAGCGGAAATTGCCCTCAAGACCTCGCGCTCGATAAACTTATTCACATATGACAATCTCAAGAAAGCTTTCGTCGCAAGTGCGACGATTTTTGCGATTATCGTTGGAATCAAATGGTTCAAGAAAAAGACCCGAACCGTTCCCAAACAACGCCCGGCGCCGTCCATTACACCGCTGACAGCGAGTCGTCTCGAGGTTCAGCGCGTGCTGAGGAGCTATCGCACCAGAACAGTCAATCCCGAGTCCACCAAATGGAAAGATGAACAGATAGACAAGGTTTACGAAATGGAAAAGAAACTGGCTCGCCGCGAAGAAGTACGACTCAAAAGAGCTGGTGAAGCTGGCCGCCGAGAATTGGTGGCTCGAGCACGCCGCGCAACACGTTTCACACATCGTGAAATGCAGCAGATGATTGCAGGCGAATTATCAACAAAGTGGTCAACATTCGATTCAGCACACGCGAAACGCGTCAATAGTTTACTCGAGGATTACAACGAGTATGTAGGCACGGCTGAATTCACATATCGTGTTGTCGACATGGGCCGAGAATTCCGCAGTTGTATGGAAATTGATGAATCACTTACCAAAGCATTGATACCCGTTTCGGCACAAAAAGTGTTGGCGAGCGCCACAAGCAAACGCGCGCAATTGAACCCAGACCATGTTATGCAGCTGTATGACCGCAACGGTGAATACCGTGGCGGTGGCAAAGATGATGCTGATCTTCTAGAAATAAGTAAAGAATTGGATCTCATTGAAGCAAGTGAAGACATCGAACGTGAAGAACGAGAGGTTCACCACAGGACTGATGACTTTAAAGAAACTAAAGGAGCAGGAGCAGGAGCGGGAACAGGACTAGGAACATCTATTCTCAAGGAATCGCTTATAAGCGGTGAATCGGTGTCAACAGGGCACATTTCAGCTATGAAGGCCCATGTTGTTATATCTATTAACTGTGCTTGTCGAAAGAAAGAGCCAGATTTCACGAAACCGTTCCAATTCTGCCCATCATCAGTTTCGTCGGCAATCGCATCGTTAGTCCAAAGTGGCACGGAACTGTGCCTATTGACGAGTTATCACGTGGTTCAGTCTTTCAAGCGGATTGACCCCACAGCAGTTATACAAGTTCACAGGCAAAATTCGGCCTATGTCTGTACAGCAATTTATTGGAAGCACAGTGAAGATGACCTGTGTTTACTAAAAGTGGAGCCACGCCATTTCGCGGGCATCAAGCCGTTGAAATTAGCTGACAATTCATTCATGGTACCTGAAGCTCAGATTTACCGTTATAGTCGCGTCAGAGGAAGCAAAGCAGGCCCCTGCGTTTCCGTGTTCACATCAGGCAGGATACTCGACGTTGGCCTTAACATTCCCGAGTTTGATCGAGGCAGTTTTTGCAGTATTGCGTTAAACGGTGTTCCGGGAGATTCAGGCGGTCCCGTATTCGTCAACGACACTGAAAAGATAGTTGGCGTGTATATGGGTGCTTTTTCAACAGGCAGAGCCAATGTCATGGTAGGCGTTGATTCCATCAGGAAGATCCTAGGTGATGTCACACCCCACTGCCTTATGCCAGTATATGATCCCAACGACCCCACCTATGCGTACCAGAAACTCACCCGCAGCGAGGTCGATCCAATTATCATAGCACTCGGCGGCGACATGAAGCACATGCGTGTTCATAGAGGTCCAACTCAGAAGAACACCGAGCGCCGCGATGACGAAATATATGAATATGAACGGAAGAACCCCTTTCCCGTTCCAGCAGACAAATATTTTATGGGTGTTCTAACGCAAGACAACTTGCGTGAATCGAGCGATAAATTTATGGCAGTCCCAGCCACAATAGTCGACGATAAAATCGCCAATAAAGCTTGGATGTTCACGCAGCAAATGTATTCACGCCACATTAAACGTAAATGTCGTATGTGGACAGCGCGACGAGCGGCTGCAACATTTGATCTTGAACGTTCATCAGGTTTCCCCATGGACCGCATTTATGGCCCATCCAAGAAACATTTTGTGGAATCGCCCAAGTTCGACGAAGAAATGAAAAAATATGTCGATTCATTATACGTTGGCCAGCCCGAAGCTTGTTTTATGACCATCAACCCCAAGAGAGGCGAGTTTCGGACAGCCGAGAAGAAACACAAAGCACGGACGGTTTGTTGCGATGAAGTTAGACGCGCAATAGCAACCAAGATGTTCGTGGGTGACGCACTACAACAAGTCGTCGACACAAACTACCTGTGCGTCATGCGCCGTTCTTTTAGCACAATTGGTTTCAGCACGTATAGTGGCGGGTGGCACATGATGCGCGATGCGGTCAAAGGCATGATTGGCGTAGGATGCGATGGCGGGTCCTGGGAATCCACAATCAGCGCGTATGAGTATATGCGTATGAGTAACGCAATAGCGGAAATTTCGGGCCTCACAGGTCGTGATTATGACGCGTTTATGCGTTTGGCATTCGACAAAGTACAATCGTGGTGCATCACACCACTCGGCAGCATATTCCGAAAAATGGCATGTATGGCCAGTGGTGATGCGATCACGACGTTTGGCAACACATTTATCAATACGTTCCGCGCCATCTATGGCTTGTTGAAGCAGGTTGATTACGCAACCCTCGACAAAATGATGCAGGAATTTCATTGTTACCAATTAGGTGATGACAACAACATGTTCTTTTCACCCAAGCTGTGGTCAATGTTCAGTTTAACGACATTCATAACAGATATGTTGATGTCTTTTGACTGCGTATATGAAAATACCCACCCAGGCACGTTTGATACGTGTCCGTTTATGGGTGGTTACACGGCATTCGTGGATGGCATGGCAGTGCCTGTCATACCACCTAGTAAGGTTCATGCAGGAATCAGAATGCACTGGCCCACAATGGCTGCCCGCCTATCAGCACTCACATCGGCAGCGCTCATGACATATGGCGAACCGAATGTGCACGAATGGTATCAATCATGCATACGCCATTTTGGCGGCAGTCCATTTACACGCGCACACACCCGTCACATAGTGCACGGCTGCGATCGCTGGCACGAGCCGCAGTCATTACGCGAGTTTAGCCGCACAGAATTAAAATTTGTATCAGATAACACATGGCTCAATAGTGGATTTGTCACTACTGAGTGCGACGGTGGACAAATCCCGCCGTCAATTCAAAGATGTCGCGCAGAAATGCACAACACAGATACAAAGAAAAGCTCTGGTCCGACCGCAGGGACCGAGTTGATGATTCGACAAAGAGGCAATTGTCGGATTCAGGCGTTCGTGGAATGCCGTTCCCTCGCGCAAGCAAAGCGACTGGAACGTTGTTTGATCGCACAGCACGAAGGATTGCGTCGCTCATACCGAGCGACCCGAAATATTATCAACCCCGGGCCCGCCCCAGCACCGAGGATCCTTACGCCCCGATGCGTCGACTCGGTGGTCTTCCACGTAGCACCGGAAGAGCCAAGCGCACAACCAGCGTCCTCCGTTCAGGCATGCGTCTTTTGGACAAGCGAGAGTTGTCCAAGATGTCATCACCCATACGAAACGCGCGATTGTCACAGGCGCGTACGAATTTATCGTCCATGCTTGCGATGCGCAAATCATTGCGCACAGCTCCCCCGCGTCCAACGTTACAGCGCCGTCCACGTGGCCCGTCAACACGCAAGAGAACAAAAGGTGTTGGCATTGCGACATACAGCAGAAACAAGAAAACGTATTTTGAAGTCAAGAATACCAAAAACGGCATGGTCGTATTCGGATGTGATCGTCTTGATCCGATCCAATTTGCGAATGCCGCAGAATACAGCGCGCTTAACACACCAGGTGGCGTGCTTACTGCAATCCCAATTAACCCACAGGCAATGGGTGAACGACTACGCCGCCTTGCAAGCTGTCACGAAATGTATACCTTCAAACGAGGTTCAATGCATCTTTTCCCAGCAAGACCAACTACGACAGCAGGTTCTATCCGAGGCTATTTTGATCAAGATCCCACCGATATTCCGTCCGGTGGTCCATCCGGACTTAAAGAAGCATCGGCACATCCAGGTTCTCATTCAATCAACGTGTGGGAACCTACGGTGTGGAAAATGCCAAAACGAACTGGAGGTCGATTCTATATCGAAAATGTTGGAACTACACTCGCAGATCAGCGACTCCAGGAGCAAGGGAATTTCTACGTGCTCGTGGACGTGCCCCTCGAAGACACGCATTTCGCATCTTCGAGTGCCCCACTTGTCATTGGTTCACTTTACTACGAGTACGAAATCCATCTCACCAACCCAACAATACAACCACTCTTTGTTGGTACTGGCTCACGCTGGACTACCACCACCGTTTACAACGTTACAACCACAACACAAGGCACAAACGACCGGTTCTTTACGGGTTTCCAACCAGACGTCCGGAATAATGATGGATCGCAGCTGTTGCTTAACTCTAGCGGAACGCCCTCACTCCTCACGCTTACAACAGGTACTTGGAATGTGTGTTACCGTTCGTCGATACAAGGGACTGGTGACTCCCTTGGTTATTTCAACCTCGTCGGCTGCTCCACGTACAACGGCACTTTTACGGAAGCGAACGTTAACGACGGTGAAGGCGGCAACATGGGTGGGCCAGACGATACAAATGTTAATGGCACCGCATGGGGCTGGAGTTCAGGTGTTTCAGGTAGTACTCCATTTTCATTCCGAGTATGTTATGGTGGCCGCATCGTGGTGCCAGCCGGACAACAACTCTTTCTCTACATGCGAGTTACTTATCAAGGAGCAACCAGTGCGACTACCACTATTGGAGGAGGTGATGACTATCCAGACGAGATTACACTCACGCAGTCTTGGGCGGATTCAACAGAGTCAGCCATCACCAGCAGCACGAGCGACGTAGAGCGTCGCTTGATTGCACTCGAAGCTGCTCTCGAGTCTAAAGAAGAATCAGCAACAACTGTCGGACAGTCGCCAGACTGTTCTGACGACGACGATGCTTCATCCCAAACATCGTCGGTGAAAACCCCACTTTCTTTCCGCCCCCTAACCCCCCCCCCTCGTCTTGACACGCCATTGTCGCGTCAAGCCACGTCTTCAAAACGTGTTACAACGAGCACGCCCGTATAGGTGTGCAACACATAGAGAAAACTATTCAAATCATTCACGAGAGTAAACTAGCTAAATCATGGAGAAAACCATTCAACCACCCACAAGTGCAGGAAACTTCCCGACAAAGGAACCGCCCTGCACACTGTCTCTGGAGACATTAAC